CTGTAGGGCCTTGGAAGCCATGGTTCCAAATACGAACCCAGGGTAGCTCTTCACCTGCTGATGGTGGTAGGAATCGAATGACAGCGTAGCCGTTACCAGCTTTATCTACTTCCGGTTGCCAGAAGCGGTCATCTTTTGCGTTGTCTTGAGTCTGGGGTGTTGCAATCTTTTCGACTTCTTTCATCAGCTTGTCGAAGCCACCGGTACTCTTCTTCATAGAATTAAAATCTAATGCCATAATTTTCTCCTTGTATGCGTAGTATAGCGTTGTATTAGTGTTGTATTTTTATTATTCTTCATCATCTAGATCATCATAATTATCTACTTCACCGTTATTAAGATCGGGACTTTCGTCCTCCTCTTCTAACATATTATATATGCTCTTCCGATATTTGCCACTCTTATCGACACCTTTAGTAACCTTACGTACCTTCTTGTCGTAATCTACTTCAAAATTTTTACGTTTCATCTCTGTTACTGTCAACTGCAATAAACGGCCAGGCTGAAATACGTTTCGTAATTTCGGACTGGTGATGTGCAAGTTTAATCAAATATCGTTGGGTTTCTCTAATATGTTCGGACAGCTCCGTCATGCTGTCTTGCATGATACAAATAGACTTTTCAATCTCCGTGATACGGGCGTCAGAAAGGTCCAATTGCTCTTCGGTAAATTTCATTGTACTTGTCTTTTTTAATTTCTAGAAAAGGTGAATACTTCTTGATAATTCTTGATGTATCCGGCCAGACTAAATCATCTTTCAGATCCTGATCTAACTGATCAGTAAAATTATTTAGCTTATTCAGGATTACAAGAGTCTCAATTGAGATATCGTTCCGAAGATACATTTTTACAATAGGTGGGTGTTGCCCATTATTGCATTCGAAGAGACCGTCAAAGGTAATATTGTTCTTATCAGCAAACAATACAGCTTTATCTAGTTCTTTTTTAAACGTATATGAGATAGATTCTATACGCTTCTTCCATCCTTGGTAACGGTCTTTGGCTTCTACGTCAAATACACCGCCCCATCTATCACCGGACACAAAATTGGCTACCAAGAAGTCTACAATATCTTTATCCGAATAGGTTTCAGCAACACGGCGAATAGCTAAAAGATCTTTACGTTTAAAGAAAGAGTTCTTGGTAGCACGAACTCGCCCTTTTTGTTCAATCACATTATAATTGTCTGTCGTAAAATGCAGGCGTAATGCCAAATAATAACGATAAACTTCAAATGGTTCCATAATCATACAGGTAAGTGACCTCGGGGTTTAATCATGTTAGCCTGTTCAGCCTCCATTTGAATCTTCTCTCGAAGCTTCTGATTAATCAATGAACCGATACTATCAATATCGATTTCTTTTTCATTACAATAATTAATGACTGCATCCATATAGGTTATCTTAAATGCCGATACCTGCTCATCAATGTATAAACTAAACTCAGTAGGAGATCTAAATCGTTTAGTAATTACAAGAGCATCAGTCAGTTGTTCGTTTTCGTCCGTCATACAAAGTAAATAAGGCCTAGCAATACTGCTTGAATGGCGAAACCAAATCCAATTGTCACTACCATCAGCATATCTTTAAGTATAGCTGATTTCACAAAATAAAGCAATAGCCCCGTCCACAACATCAGGGTAATATCTAAAGGAGGCATCTTATCTGTTGCACCTGCCATAACGGCAATAAAGCCTGGAATAGTTGCACCGATTAATACCACAACACTAATCCATGCAAACGTATCAGCTGTAGCTTTAGTAAAGCCTTCAAAGTAAGAGAATACTTGATTCTTTAATTGGTTAAATTTTTCCATTTTTCTCACCGTAAAATATATGACGACCGATTTGACTGATTTTTGGAAGATTCCAATTAGGATTTACATAATCGGCATGATAGTACATTGCCTTATGCATTGAAGGTAATCTAAAGTTCTCTAGAAGTACTTTCTTAGCCACCTCCATTGACTCTCTATAATGAGCATTAGATCTTACCTTAGGACCACTTTCACAGTACCATGAGAACTGACAAATGACTCTACCGTAAACTACGTTCTTCTGATATACTACGTTACAGATATCAGATGGAAACTTACCTGACTCTGCCCGATTTATTGTAACTTGTGCTACTGCAACCTTACCTTCAAAGGGCTCTGTAGCCGCCTCGTGATAGATGTTCTTTGCAAGACAAGTTAACTGTCTGTCTCTTTCCTCCATTGTGATTGGGGTACCATTATACTGCTTAGTATTATGATATTGGATTCTACTGGCGGTAAATTTGGTAACTAAAAATACCATCAATACCACAAGACCTATTTTTAAAAATAGATTAAAAGCTTTTACCATTGGTTTTCCTTATTAAGGAGGCTCCTGAGTTAACAAGAGCCCCTACCTTCAGATTACTTCTTACTAATAGTCTTAATGTTATCTTGAGGGATGTTAGAAACAAAACCATTCAAGACCTGAGCCTTGGCAATAATTTCAGTTTCTGAGGGATAGGCTGGATAGCCTGGATGCTCTGGAGGTGTCTGGCCGGCATGTTTTGCCGTCTCTACCTTTGTGGCCCAGTCGTTAGATATTACTTCGCGCTTACCGTAGTAGTCGTCACCAAGCATATCTTTGGCCATTTTGAGAAGTTCGAGACGAATCTCGAAGGGGGTCATGTTACTCATAATAATCTCCTTTGTGTGTATGAGTGTTAAAGATGGTAGGTTATTCTGTTACGAGGAAACCTACCGAAACCCTAAGCAGTGTTTAGGCTGCTAATGCGAACTTTGAGTCGTTTGCGTTTACTTTTGTTTAGTGTTAACGACAACTCTGTCGGATCGTCCATCTTTATACTTATTGCCCTGTCGAATCTAAAACAGGCCCATCATAAAGACTCTTCCATGCGTTATGTGCTTCGAAATAACTTAACCAAACACAATGCTCACATGCTCTACCACAACATGTCGTTGGTGGTATTGGTTCTAAGACCTTATGGTGGACCTGAAGGGATTTGCACCCTTGTCCAGAACTACTTTCGATTAACTTCATACGATCATAATCTTATTTAGGCGACCTAATTCTCAACCGCCCACATATGGATTATACATGCTAGGCAACAACTAATCCACTCTTTCTTTCATATAGGTCCCGAAAGTACATTAGCCTCTTTACATGGGTATTTCTACGTTCAACAAACACCTGGGGCTCTTCATCATCTACTGCAATTGCAACCACGGTTTGAGCAACCGGGATCTTAAACTGCTCTTCAAACATAATGGCATATGCCGAACATTGCATAAAGTAATTCTCAATATCTTTACTATCTTTGAGTCGTTTAGAAGTCTTAAAGTCAATAACAGATAATACCCCATCAAATTCTGCTACACAATCTACGGTACCAGCAATACGCAAATGATCAGAGTACATACGTAACTCTTGAGCACAAACGTTATTAATACGATGAAGAGTAGGTTTAAATTTATTAAACAGTTCTTGATCTAGAGGACTCTTAAATGCAGGTACTTTATTATCAATATACTGCTCACACAAAGTATGAATACGGGTACCCCGACCAGACGCCTTTTGTGATATTTTATTAGCTTCTTCTTCACCCACCCTTTTGCGCCACTCCATAATATAACCTATGTTATAAGCGGCAAGAACGGTAGTGATAGAAGGATACTTATTCCCCTCTGGGGTCACATAATACCGTGTACCGTTTTCGTTCAGTTGTTGTAGTTTGGGGACTTCACGGTCAAGCTTTACATGATTAAACATACGTTATTTTAATGATGTCCGGATAATACTTCAACTGCGTGGGCGAAATGTTTCTTACGGTCTTCTAAACCAATAGTACCACCGTTAATCTTTTTAGTCATCATAACGAAGTCGCCAGAATCGGCGTACTGGTTAAGATTGTTCTTATGCCAGAACCAGCATGCGGAGTGAATAGCGTAATAGGCATCTAAAAGAATATCAGGATTATCTAATAGTGTTTCATCCTGGAACATAAATCTTGAACAATTGCGATAGTTATCTTTACCAGTCAATTGAAGGAGCCCTCGGCCTCTGAACTTCCACCCGTCACCAGATGATTCAGGTCCGTTACCCATCCTGCCACCATACGACTTATTGGCAATAAGTTCGGGCTTACCTGCGTATTGCTCCGCCACTCCAGCTGGGTACCGTTGAGGCCATATCCTCGTCAATGTAGCTGCTTTGTAGTTAAGGTTCTCTTCTAGCATTGAAAAGCCCCCTGACTCGTGTGCACACTGGGCAATGAAAGAAGCAACTCTTGGTACGGTTGTAATATTGTACTGAGGTAAAGCCTCACACATACTTTCATACCAGTCATCAGGTCCCCCTAATGCCCGCGGCAGTAACTCTCTTACATGACTTTCAGTAAATTCGAAATCAAAACTCATATTATTCAACCTTTGTAAAATTTTCTAATTTTTTATTAGTTTTTTTATTAATTATACCGGGTAATACTTGCAGTAGTTTTGTATCAAATTGATCCTTTAATAGCAAAGGAATACAGTCCGGGTCAATAATTTCTTGATCTACTGTTCTAATAGCATGAATACAGTAGCATACAGTATTATCCTCTAAGGCTGTAATCTCATGTACTGATTCTTTTCTTATAAAGATCATGTTTGGAGCTTTAAACACACTAGAAGCTATAACATTACTACTATCATCATATACATTAACTCTTACCGAACCATGTCCCACCAGAGTAGCATGATCATAAAGATGCTTATGCCCTTTTTCAATATCACCTTTACTTTTAAAATTCATAGCTCTACAAAAAACATTACTTAGCGCTAGTAGTTTAATATCTGGGGTACTCATTTTTACCTTTCTTATTTAATTTAATTATTTATCACAAATATCTTCGTATCTAATCTTAGCCAATATATAGTCTTTAACTAAAGAACTTCTCACAATATCAGCCGCTTCAAATTCTATTTTAGTAAACGCGCCCATGTGATAGGCAATATCAAAAAACTTAAGAATACCACTCACATCTGTCTTCTTCTTATTTAAGTCCGTTTGTCTATAGTCCCCACACCATATAATCTTCGATCTATAACCTACACGGGTCATAACAGTATCAATCTCTTCAAAGTTCATATTCTGCATCTCATCGACAATAATAATTGCATCGTCAAATGACATACCACGAATAAAAGAAGTTGAAATAAATTCAATATGACCTTGTTCGGCTAACCTATCGTATGCATCTTTTCTATCAAACAAGGTAGCGCAAATTTGACGATATGGTTGTTGATATATATCCAACTTCTCGTCGATGTCACCAGGTAGGTGACCCATCTCCCTGGACTGTACTGCCGAACGAACTATAATAATTTTATTAAAAGGATTTGTCTTATCTAATACTTCTTCTAAAGCTTTGTATACTGCGATAAATGTTTTTCCTGTACCTGCAACTCCGTGAAGAGCTAAGAAGTAATCGCCTCTTTTATATGCGTCGTAAAATAACCTTTGATTATCTGTTAATGGCTCAAATGATTTTAGGTGATCTATTTTTAACCTAAGTGCATTTGTTTGTTGAACTTTTGAACTTGTGTGTCTTTCCTCGGTGTCGTGAACAATAGGAAGTTTCGCAGCTCTTTTAGTAGACATGTTTCCCCTTAAGAAAATAAAAAAAGGACTACAGTAT